CGCGGTCCAGCCTGGCAAGGACTTCTGCGCGACTGCTGTCCTTGTGCTCCCTCGCCGAGATGCTTGGCAGCAAAGTAGACCCGCTTCCTGAGGATCGGCTCCCCGCATGAGGCAGCTGCAAAATGTATCGCCCCAGCGGCGTATCCAGCCTCTTCAAGGTCACCCTGGACGAGATCAAACCAGCCATGGACAAGCGCTTCAGGAGACTGCTCGCCAAACAACTCTGGAGGGCGCCGCTCTCTGATGAGATGGCTCCATGACGGCCAGAGGTGTCGTGGATCAGCAAACCCAAGTCTCTTGCCTGCCTTGGAGTAAGGTTGGCAAGGACAGGAGCCGGTCCAAACAGGTCGATCATCTGGCCATCCGGCGCGGCGAAGGGAGAGCGACCAGACACCGATTCCTGCGAAGAAGTGGCATTGTGTGTAGTGCTTGAGGTCATCTGGGTGAACATCCTCGATCGATCGTTCGTCGACGTCGCCAGGTGCTATGTGGCCTGCGGCGATCAGGTTTCGAAGGCACTGAGCGGCATATGGGTCGATTTCGTTGTAGTAGGCGGTCGTCGTCAGCTTCATAGCCCAGCCACCTCCACAAACGCCACGGCGAACATGAACACGCTGCCCACAAAAAAGCCGCCGAAGATCAGGACTTGGGCGGCCTCTTTCAGGTCTATGGTGATGGTCATGGCGTGCGCTCCATGGCGGCGTCGATGTCCACGTAGTCGTCGTACTGAATAGTTACCGTGAAGTCGCGCTTGTCTTGCAGGCACCATTCTTTCTCTGCGCGGCGCTCAACTTCGTCCATTATTGGGCGCCATAAGGAAAGCTCAGCCTCAGCAGCGCGCAGGCGGGCGATCAGACCGCGCAGGTCACTTGCTTTAACCGTCACTCGGGTGGCCGTGTCTCGAAATGCGATTTCCTCAACCTGCGCCAACTGCTCATCACTGATAGGGGTTGTCATTTCCCTTCCTCCTGGCGGCGGTAGTCATGTCGAGCAAACTGCTTATGGAGTAACTCTCGAAGAACACAAGAAGCTTGATATGCCTCCTCTGGAGTTTTGTGATATCCGGCGCTGTACCGCTTCCCCTCTGCCTGTGCATAGGCAAACCAGAGGCCTGACTGTTTGTGCAGGCTAACTCCTTTGTATCCAGATGTATTGTTCGACTGGATTGATTTGTTCATGTTGTTCTTTGAGTTGTCAGCCAGCCTAAGGTTTGAGATTCGGTTGTCTGATCTAACTCCATTTATATGATCTACCTGACCAGGCGGCCAATCTCCATAGTGATATAACCATGCCAGTCTGTGGCCAGAGTAGTCCTTTCCATCAACACATATGCGGATGTATCCGATAGCATTCAAACAACCAGCTTTCGAGCCAGCTTTGCAAGAACCTTTAGCTATTCTATGAGTAAACTCTCCAGAATCGCTGTTGTATTCAATCAAACATTTAAGCCTATCAGCGTTCATTTTTTATTGGTTAGCCTCCACCCGGCGTCGTAGAGTGCGTAAAGCGTAGGGTACTGATATGGAACTCCTTGAATTGACATAGCCATATCACCGACTGCCTTCTCCCGCTCATCGGCGGCGATCTGCTCGGGGTGCGGATGGGCAAGGAAAACACGATCCTTCAGCAACAGACAAATCTCTTCTTGACTGACGTGGTCGAAAACGAAAGTCCGAGTTTTTCCATGACAAAGGATTGTCACTTCTCGAATGAAATCGTTACGATCGGTCAGGCACTTTGCACCCACCGGCGGCAGGCCCTGGCCGTCCCAGGCCTCTTGCGGTCTAGCCTCGAATGTCGCCTCACGCTCTGCGGATACAAAACAATCTGCCCACACTCCGGCCCACACTTCGCTTCCTTCGAGCCAATAGGACCATTCATTCCCGACCTTTTTCATCCAGCCTTCGCCGAATACTATCCCCCTCGGCTCCCAATGAGTCGCACCCTCCGGTGCCGTGTTCCAGTCAATGCTCATGCTCGCCTCTCCCTAACCAGTCGTTCAGCGTTCTCGATAAGCGTGGATTCGAATGCGCGGAACCAGATGCGTTGTGCCAGTTCCAGATCGCCTCGGCGGACGGCTAGGAGTAGCTGAGTCATCGGGCACTCTTTGCTGTCGACCTCTGCGAGCCACTCAGGCACGAATCCGGCAAAGCCGTAGACCGTAAACTCAGGGCCGATAAAGGGCCTTTCTTTCCGATCATGGAACGGCACGCAATCACCGTCCTCGCAGTTCAACAGCTTGCCGACTTGCTCAGTGACATACTCGCGGTCGCCGTCATCGTCATCGTCAGGCAGTCTCGCGTCATACGCTTCTTGCAACTTGCGGATGGCGGTCATGAAACACCTCTTAGGATTGCGATATCGTCTTCTGAAAGACCTGCTTGGCGAGCACGCTCAAGTGCTTCAGCGCGTCTCCGATCCGCCATCCTGGCTATTTCACGCCGAGCGTCTTCCTCAAGGTCCTTCGGGGAGGGGCTAATGATCTCGACAGGCGCGCACCACGCGTTCCTGTGCCAGATGGCCTCATGCTGTTGGATGCGCGCATCAGCTCCCTGCACATCTCTGCCCTTGCCAAGGCGAATGGCTGTCGCCTCTGAGGTGCAGACCCGAACAGGGATTAGTTGGCCGCGACCCTCTGTAAGGTCAGAGTTCACCCACACAACCCAGACCGGTTTGGTTTCGTGTTCTTTCATGTCTGACCTCTTTTCCGCGTGCATGCGGCTGCCCTGGTCTTGGATGGAGACTCGCCTACACATCCGGATTAGGTGGAAATCAGCGAGCGCCAGGGCATGCGCATACAGGCGAAAAAATGCCCGGACTTGCCGGGCTAATGAGGGGTAGGGTGGGGATGGCCTGGATGCCAGCCAGGCAAGCGGTCGTAAAACGTCGACAGCGGCGTCATCGGTGGAGAATCGCCTAGAAAGACATCGACTCGCCGCTATTCGTACGCCCGCCTTGGCAGGCCCGCTTACTCATCCCCATTGAAGGGTGGCGTCCTTGCCGGGGAAGTCAGTTGATGCGGCTGAAATCGACCGATTCGGAGTAGTAGCCGTTCGACTCGCCAAGCCAGCGGATCACGACGAAGCCTTTGACTGTGGCCAGTCGGTAGAAGGTCCATGTGTAGCTTTCTACGTAATCCCCAGGCGGCGCCGGGAAGTCTTCGCTACTGACGTCCTCGGCAACCACCAACGGCTGGCCAACAAGGTCGCTTGTGTCGCCCTCGATATCGTTAATCGAAACGCTCTCACAGCAGTCCTGCTGGTGATACATCCGAAACAGAGAGCCGTCTTCACATTCGAAATCGACAGAATCGCTGCCAGCTTCCAACCCGGTGATCTGCTTGATGGTCTTTCCGAGAAGATCAGAAATCGAAGCGTGCTTATACATATCTCGCCTCCAGTGTGTGTATGCGCAAGGGCGCGGTTAGGCGGTGGCCTTTGCGATTGCGACTCTGGCTTGCTCTACCTCATCGAGGAATTCTGCATCGGCTACTTCGTTAGTTATCCTGGCCACGCAAGCCTCCAGAGCCTCAAGCAGCTCGGGCGCAGCAGCCAATAATTTGGCATTCGCTTCGCCCTCCGGGATTTGGCGATTGTAACTAGCAATCACAATATCGCCGTCTTCGGTTGTTATCTGAGCCTCAAGCTCATCGACTGGGTTGTAGCCAGACCAGTAGTCCCATGGCCCTGGTGTATACGACTGCTTGCTCATTCTGTTCTCCTGCCTGTCAGGCGTCTTGCTGTTGAATAGGACGACGCTTCAGACTGATCGGCAAAAACATCGTCAGAAGCAGAAATCCCCACATTGCTGCGAACTCGCCAAGTGATGGCATGGATTCCTCTCTTGCCGTATCAGGGCAAATGGAGCGAACGCCGGGCGCTTCCCCGGATGCGTCAGGTCTGGCTGCGCTAGCCCCTAGACTCGTTCGCTGTTCGATGGCAGCTCACTCGTCGAATTCGACGAACTCGCCCTCGGCATTCAACTGGTACCAGGTGTCCGGCTCTACGCCGTTCTCCCCGACCTTGCTGGCGCGGATATGGATTAGGCGCCCCTCGTCGTCACGATGACATAGGACGATGGCGCTACCAGCAGATGCGCGAGCGCGGCCTTCGATGCCCAGGGATGCGGCGACGGACTCCTTGCCGCTGACCTCGGCTGCCGAGTAGTCGCCGGTGTTCGACGCTGCCGAGTAGTCGCCGGTGTTCGACGCTGCCGATTGGTAGCCGGTGTTCGACGCTGCCGAGTAGTCGCCGGTGTTCGACGCTGCCGATTGGTAGCCGGTGTTCGACGCTGCCGAGTAGTCGCCGGTGTTCGACGCTGTTTCGCCCACCACCGTCTGCTCAACCGACTTATCTACCTTGCTCATGATCCAGTCGAGGGCCCGCGAGATCATGGTCGGCATGCTGATTTCCGCCTCCACCACCAGGGTGGCGCTGGCGATCTTGCTGTCATCGTCGTGACGGCTCAGTTGCCCCGAAGCCTTTACGATGGCGAATCGGCTTTCGCCTGGAGCGTAGTAGCCGAAGACATCAAGGGGATACTCGCAGGAGTGGAAGCCCGAAGCGCATGCCTCTACCTCACCCTCATGCTTGTAGGTGCCGCCGATCTCGAACTGGTAGCCGCGGCAGGTCAGGTCCTGCTTGAATCCCTTGTAAGCGGTCACGACCTCTTCGGACGCAGCCTTTTTCTTGCTCGCCATCGCGATTCTCCGTTTTAGGTTTGCCCTGGGTTGGGCGATAGGTCGCCCGGATGGGCAAATGGGTTGGAGCTGGTGATGCCCCGGCGAACCGGGGCAGTGTTCTCACAGGCGTAACAAATTCCGGTAGCCGTCACCCCCAGGCGCCCACACTCGGGGCAGCTCGCATCGCTGCGCACCTGCTCCTGCGCCTCCTCGTAGCAACCCTCGCAGCGGAATCCGTCGGACGTCTCGATCACGCGACCGGGCGCGTTGCACCGGTCGCATTCGTGAATGATTGTCATCGGGTCGACTCCTTGCATCACGCATGCATCCGCACGGTGATGTAGCCGTTGCTGGCAACAACGTGGTCCCAGCAATTGAAGAAGACGGACTGTCCGAACTTCTTCATTGCCGCCTGGCGAACCTTCACCTCAACGTCCAGAGGCTGTTCACCGGCGTCCGGCAGGGCAAGCCATTGCAGGCTCTTGCCGTCGCTCAGGTGGGAATCGATGTTGAATTGAGCCATTTCAGTCTCCTACCAGGGTTTACCGGCGTTGATGTATGCGCTTCCTGCTAGCTCGGTTAGAGCTACCAGCTGCCAGGAATCGATCGCTCCGCCGTAGTGCAATCCGCGCAACATCCCGACCGTTTCGTAGTACTCGATGCGCGCTCGGTGTACGTCGTTCTCCCTGCGGATGATTCGAAGAGACTGACGTAAAGCCAGTAAGGCCTTTTCATTCATCGCCTTGCCCTCCAGGGCGTGTTGACTTCTTCGATGCCCCTCTTGCGAAGGGCATCTGAGAAATCGTTTCCCCTTTCGGGGCCGGTCGATCCCGCTTGATGCTTTCGCCTTGCGGGGCCGGGTAGGGTTTCGCGTCCTACGTGCTAGCCGGTGAGTCTCCGGCTTGTTGCCGCGTTGTTCTGCGGCGTTGAGGTGAGTATGAGATTGCTCATATTCGTTGTCAATGAGTTTCCCCATATTTTTTCTTGAGGACATGAAAAAGCCCGCGCTAGGCGGGCTTATGGTTCCTTTGGAAGGTTCTAGCTGCGGCGTCTTAGGGTGAATCTCCTAGCGGCCATGCCAAACAGGCAGAAAATGGCGCCTGCCGCTGCTTTAGCCAGAAGGATAGTAGTAGGGTGCTGCTCCCAGGCAGGGATACTGCCTGAAAAGGCAAGCGTGATAGCAACATATACACACGCAGAAATCAGCACCGAGACTCTGTTACCTACGAAGAATCCGATAGCCGCGCAAAGAACGAACGCTAAGGGGTCAAGAAGGGAAGCTGCTAGGTAAGCGATGAACACAACCAAAGTGACCTCCTACCCAATGCCGCCACCGCGCCATATGACGCGACCTATGATTGGAAGTTCATGAACTGAGCTTTCACTAGCCATCTCATCCGGATAAGCGGACTTATCTGGATTGTCGCTACGGATTAGCCACGCTCCTGTTAACTGCTGGTTAAGGCGCTTGATGCTAACGCCGCCATCCGGCCTCCGGATAACATAGACCTGCTTGTCCTGTGGGTCTGTCTTAGAGGTGTCAAAGAGGACCACATCTCCCTCGAATATGTAAGGCTCCATGCTGTCGCCATCGGCATAGATGACAAAGAGGTTTTCCGGCTTGGAGTTGACGCGCTTCAGCCAGTCCCGCTTGAAGACAAGGCCCTCGGTGGTCTCAACATGATCATTGAAATACCCGTCTCCGCACTCGCCGCGGGCAGTGTACTGAGGTATCAAGGCGTAGTCCTTTTCGCTCGGAGCTCCTGGAAGAGCCTCCTTATTGCTGTTCATTTCGCCGTGCCCAGCAGCAAGCCATAACGCACTCACCCCACAGGCGGACGCCAATTGAGCAATATAGGACGTTCCTTGAGATTTTCCCTGCTCAAGGTTGGAAATTGAGGTCTGATCCAGGCCGACTCTCTGAGCTAGTTGAGCCTGGGTTAGTTTGGCGTGCTTACGCGCGGCCTTGATGCGATCTTTGAGTTCCATCCGAAAATTATCATGGGCAATCCCATGTCCTTGCAAATGAGTATTCCCCTGCGTTACCGTATGAGTATTCCCATAAGGAGGGATGCTATGACCACCATCTACAAAGAGCTCGTCGCCCATTTCGGGACTCAAGACGAGACCGCCGCGAAGCTCGGCGTTGACCAAAGCACTGTGTCTGGATGGGTCCGGGGAAAGCACGGGATGTCTCCTGTTGTTGCGAAGCGGGCTCAGGTTCTGACCGACGGGAAATTCAAGAAAGAGGACCTGTGTCCGGCTTTCCCGTGGGAAGTGCTGTCGGCGGTTGCCTGACATGACAGCCAGCCAATTAAACCCCGAGCAGGAAGCAAGGGCCCGCAAGAACTACAGCCTCATCGTGCAGCGACTTGCATCGGTTGGAAATGCGCCGGTTGCGCATGCAGTCGGTTGCGACGAGTCGACGATCAGCCGGATGAAGCCGGAGAAGTTCTTGGAGTTCGCCCGGATCTTGGCTGTGCTGGACCTGAAGGTCGTAGGCAGCGAGATGAAGTGCTTCAACGAGAAGGAGATCGCCGCGATCTTGCACCTGGCGAAGTCGAAGCTTTCCGAGGTCGAGAGCGTCGAGCAGTTGGAGTGGGACTGATGGCTAGACGTCCCAAGCACATCAACGCGCTACTGGACCGGGCCCTGGCCGGAATGGGCGGGGAGTCTGGAGAGCCGGCCGCTTCTCGGGAGGAGTACCAACAGCTAGCCGCTGCTGCGGCTGAAATGGTTGGTTCGAGCTTTACCAAAGACCGGAAACGAAAAACCGCAGGACTGTGCTTGCAGTACCTGCGGCTTTCATTGCGTGCGCCGGCTGCAACCGGTGAACGCAGGGAACATCACGAACGGACGGACCGAGTATGAGCAATATCGTTTCATTACGCAACACCGGGGGGTTTACCCGGATGGACAACGAGCTTTATGAAGCCCTGATAGGGGCTGAATTGTCGGGGCGTGAGCTTCGTGTCGCCCTGGCCATCCATCGCCTCACCGTTGGGTACAACGTCGAGGAGGCGCGCATCGCTGCCTCGGTTATCGCTGAAATGTCCGGCATCCACCGAGAGGATGTCTCCCGGGCGATCTGCGAGTTAATCCGCCAGCGAGTGATTTACCGTACCGGAGGGAGCCGTAGCCCGATGGGTTTCGCACCGGTTTCTGAGTGGGAAATCGACGGAAAGAACACCCACCAGAACAAGCAGAAATCAGTGCCACAGTGTGGCGTTTCTACCACATCCAATGTGGCGTTCTTACCACACAATAAAGACAGTAAAGACAATTCAGTTCCTTCGGAACTTGTCGACGCTGGGCGTCAACCTGAGCAGGGCGAGCTGATCTCTGAACCTGTTCGCCAAGCTCCCCGTGTCGAGGCATGTCCGCACCAAGCCATTGTCGACCTGTACCACGAAATCCTGTCCGAACTCCCATCTGTCGCCCTGATCAACAAAGGACGGCGTCAGCATCTCCAAGGCCGGTGGCGCGAGCATGCAGCTCACCGTGACCTTGGGTTCTGGCGTGAGTATTTCGAGAGCGTGAAGGCCTCTCCGTTTCTGATGGGCAAGGTTCCAGGCCGCAATGGCGCAAAGCCGTTCAGGGCCACCTTCGACTGGCTGATTGCTCCCTCCAACTTCGTCAAGGTTGTGGAGGGCAATTACCATGCGTGATCCCTACAGCCTCGAAGCCGAGCATGGGGTTCTTGGCGCGATGATGCAGCGTCCAGAGCTAATCGACGTTCTTGCCGATGAGCTGACCCCGGAGTCGTTCTACTTCGCAGACAACGCTGAAGTATTCCGGGCGATCATGGCGGTACGTTCTGCCAACAAGGCGGTCGACTTCCTGACCGTGGCTGAGCAGCTTGGAGCGCTTCCTAGCGAGACCCCGGCACTGGCTTACTGCTGCGAGATCGTGAAGAACACTCCCAGTATTGCCAGCGCCTCGACTTATGCCCGTATCGTCCATGAGCGCGCTGTGGACCGGGCACTGCACGTTGCTGCCCAGGACATTTCCGAGATTGCCAGTTCGAATCAAGAGACCGCCGAAAAGGTCTCTGCTGCTCATGCCGCAATTATGGCGGTGGATGCCGGCGAAACTAGCGTTGACGTTCAGAAGGCTTCAGATGTCCTAGCAAGCCAGGTTGAGGTCTGGCAGCACCGCCACGACCGTTATCAGAGCGGCCAAACTCTGATGGGCATTTCTTCTGGATTGACTGATCTTGACGCCAAGATCGGCGGTTTCTTGCCCGGCCAACTGATCGTCGTAGCTGGCCGGCCAGCTATGGGCAAGACAACCTTCGCAATGTCCTGCTCGATCCATGCGGCGCTCAAGGAACGGAAGTCAGTGCTGGCTCTTAGCCTTGAGATGAGCAATGGACAGCTCATTGATCGTGCCGTTGCTTCAGTCGGGAAGATTCCGCTGAGCATGATCCGAAACGGTACCGCATGCGAGGAGTACGGTACCGAACTGGGCGCCGCATCACGGGCCATCAGCATGTCCAACCTGTACCTCGCTGATAAGCCAGCTCTGAATACGATTGGCCGAGTTCGCGCCATGGCACGCCGTCACAAGATGCGCTATGGCCTCGACATGCTGATGGTCGACTACCTGCAACTCATGGACGGGGAAGGGGAGAACCGCGTCAACGTCATCAGCTCAATCAGCCGCGGCTTCAAACTCCTGGCAGGCGAACTTGGCGTTCCAGTGATTCTCCTAAGCCAGCTTTCCCGAAAGTGTGAGGAGCGCCCTAACAAGCGTCCGATCCAATCCGACCTCCGCGAATCCGGCGCTATTGAGCAGGACGCAGACATCATCCTCTTCGTGTATCGGGATGAGGTCTACAACGAGCATACCGAGTTCAAAGGGGTGGCTGAGATCATCATCGCGAAGGGACGCGAAGTTGAAACGGGGACGGTGCGCGCTGCGTTTCTGGGTCAGTACAACCGCTTTGAAAACCTGTCCGCTGAGTGGCGTCCTGATGAAGCGGCTATCCCGCAGAAGTCAACTCGACTGTCTGACCGATACGGCAGCAAAGGAGCGGACCAATGAAACGCATGAAAACCTTCGAACTCCTGCGCATGGAAGGCCTGCGCACCTACGGTCGGCAAGTTGAGGCTAGTACCTGGCGCGAAGCCGAGCAGCAATGCCGAGACGGCGAGATCGTAAACGGCGAACTGATCGGTGTGTACGACTGTGATCCGGTAACCGAGGCCGTCTGCACTGCGCGCAATGACGTGATGATTGAGGGCCTGGGGGTGTGCTGTGGGTAAGTACAAGAAGCCAGAAATGTACTCGGACGCCGATTGGGAAATGGTCCAGGGTTACATGGACGGCAGGGATGGCCTGCGCGCCGAACGGTCCACGGCAGCCTACATGCATGGTTATCGCAATGGGGTTTCTGATCGGACCGGAGTCCCGCATGAGCGGGCAGAAGTTCTTCGCCGTCGCGCAGAGATGATCCCTGGCATCACGCCCGATAAAGTTTGGTTCCAGGGGAGGGTAGGCCGTGGCTGAACTCGCCCTTATCCGTACCGCCCAGGGATTGGTTCCGGCCACCGAGGCTGACCGTGAAACTGTCCAGAAGTGGAAGGCCGGCCAGGTCGTCCATGGAAAATTCACTCGGATGCGCAACGCCAAATTCCACGGGAAGTTCTTCGCGATGCTGGATTTGGCGTGGGAGTACTGGGAGCCGAAAGGCGGGCTGGTGCCGCGCCAGGAGATGCGCGGTATCCGCGGGCTTGCCAAGTACTTCGAGGATCTGAATGGCCGCCCTGGCCAGTTGCAGAACGCCGTCGCTGCGTATATCGCCAAGCTTGAGGCTGATCGCGCCGACCGCTTCCCCGCAGTCGAGAAGAGCCGAGAGGCTTTCCGGGAGTGGATCACCATCGAGGCCGGGCACTTCCACCTGATCCACACGCCTGACGGCGTTCGCAAGGAAGCCAAGTCGATCAGCTGGGCCAGCATGGACGATACGGCCTTTGAGCCTCTCTATCGGGATGTGTTCGCGGCCTGCTGGCGGCTGGTCCTTTCCTCTCACTTCGAAACCGAGGCTGACGCCATGGCGGCGGCTGATCAGATGGGGACTTTCGCATGAGCAAGTTCAAGGCAGGAGACCTGGCGCTTGTGATCAATCACACCTTCCCTCCGGTGGTTGGAACCTGCGTTGAACTGATCAGCCGCCATTTGGTTGGGCCGGTTGATCGTAGCGATCCGATGGACCCAGGAGTTTATGAAACCCCTGACGGCGAGCCGGTGTGGGTAGTGGACGATCAAGGCGCCATCGTTTGGGAGAAGTGGCTCATGCCGCTTCGGGGAGACTTCCAGCCCGAGCAGCAGAAGGCGAAGGAGGTGGAGGCATGAGCAAGTTCAAGCCTGGCGATCTCGCTCTTAATCTGCAAGACATCCCCAACTGCATCAGTGCGGGAGTGGTAGTCGAGTTGATGTCTCGACTTGCCCCCGGTGATCTATTTGTCGACGACGGCCAGACCTTTCAGGTGAATCGGCCAGCTTGGTGGGTGCTCCATGAAGGAGACCGGCTCTACATACCTGAACGGTATCTCATGCCCCTACGCGGCGACTTCCAGCCCGAGCAGCAGAAGGCGAAGGGGGTGGAGGCATGAGCAGGCGGCAGGTTGCAAAAATTCTGGTGGGACAGCTTCTGGTCATCGCACTCATCATCTACACACAGACCTCTGCGGCCATCAGCCCATGGATTGTCTCAATGGTTGGGACGGCCACCCTATGGCTTGGCTACTTCGCGGGAGAAGAGCTATGAGCCGCAGCTTGTTCTTCCGCGCCATGCGGAGAGTTCCTGTTCGGCCAAGAGCGCTGATTGTCCTGCTGATCATGATCGCCTTTGGCTGGGTGCCGCTTGTGGTGGCTGTATGCGAGGCAGTCGGCGAAGGGGTTCGGTCCTGCCGGCAGGAATCGTCCAGACTCTACGGCGACTTCAGCAAAGCCTTCACCGACTGCTGGAAAGCCTTGGTTTCGGGGGAGCCTCAATGAGCCTATCCGCCAGACAGCCGAAACCGAAGAAATGCCAGAACCCTGCATGCGGCCAGGAGTTCACCCCTCGCTTCAGCAGCACGCAAAAGGTCTGCTCGCCGGCCTGCGCCCTGGCCATCAAGGACAAGCACGCCAACCCGGCGCGGAAGGCCATCGCTGACCGAGATCGGCGGGAGATCAAAGTGCGGAAGGAGAGGCTGAAGAGCAGGACGGATCACCTGCGCGAGGCTCAGCAGGCGTTCAACGAGTTCATTCGGTGGCGCGACCGCATCGCCGGTCACGCCTGCATCTCCAGCGGCCTGCCCCTGGATTGGTCTGGAAACCAGACGGATGCCGGGCACTACAGGTCGACCGGAGCCGCGCCGCATCTCCGCTTTAACGAGAACAACTGCCACGCCCAGCGGAAGCTGGATAACCGCTATCTCTCCGGCAATGCAGTGGATTACCGGGTCGGCCTGATCGCTCGGATCGGTCTGGCCGCTGTCGAGGAGTTGGAGGCGGACAACTCCGTCCGCAAGTACACCGTAGAAGACCTGAAGGCCATCAAGGCCCACTACCGCGCCAAGGTGCGCGAGCTGAAGAAGAGGATCGCCTAATGCAAACCGCCATCTCGATCATTATCAGCATGACGCTGAGCCTTTCCCTGCTGTCCGGCGTAGCGCAGCTGTCACAATTCGCCTTCTACATCTGCGTCATCATGAACGTGCTGGCCTGGATAGGCGTGCTCTGCGGCATGGTCAAGGACGAAATCAGCCAGCGAATCCGCCGGACCTTCTGGATTCAACTCCTTCCCTCAATTTTTTACGTTTACGCGCTGATCTTCAGTGGGCATCCCATGCTCGGCGCATCTGCCTTCATGGTGCAATTCCTGATCGTCGCCACCGCCTTCCGAAAGGAGGCGAAACCTGCATGACGCTAGCCGAATACGTCTCCCAGCAATGGGTAATCCTTCGAGAGTACGGGCTGATTAAGGGGGAAGCATGATCTACACCAGCATTCTGTCAGCGGTCGTCTCCGCCCTGGCGGCGGAAACCATCGACAACACCGCTAAGCAAGCTTGGCAGAAGCTCTACCAGCCGGGTTACGCCGACAGTGAGGGGTTGGCAGGACTGATCAGGGCCTCTAACAGTTCGGGAATCAAGCGCATCGATGCCGATTGCTGGGTGCATGCCAGGCTACACAGCCAGCTAAAGCCTCGGCACTGGAACGCATTGGTGGCCAAGTACAGTACTCACAAGGCCAAGAAGGTCGAGTCCATCAGTGCGCTGGTGCCAGTTATCGCAAGCCACGCGCCTCAATTGTTCGTGATGAAAGCCGTAACTGCCTGGGCTATCCCGCAGTTGAAGGGAGTCGATGGGAAACGTTCCAGTGACATGATCGTCCTGCCTCAGCAGTTCTATGACATCAACTCTTGGGATTCCCAGGGGTTGAACAGGACTACCTACTGGAGGTGGAAGAAAGGTGTCGAGCGAACCCTGGATGAAATGATCAACGAGGCAATTAATGATTCTGAGAATATTCTTCGAAGAGAAGGCATTTTGATTGCAGATGTGGCTTGACAGTGGCGCAACAATGCAACAAACTTTTCCCATCCTGCTGATCTTGCGCGTTTGAGGATTGGCGGCTCTGAAGCCCTGGCATCTGCCGGGGCTTTTTCGTTTCCAGCCCAATGCGGAGTTCTGCAATGTCTGCCGAATCGAAAGATGTTTGGCTGCTCAAGGGAATTGGCGGTGGCGCGCTGGTCCTGCTACTCCTGGTTGGAGCGGGAGTGGTACTGATCTGAATCCTTCGGGTTGCGACTACGCGGCCGGGATCGCCTTGGACACGCAGGCGTTAAAGTGAAGTGGGAGCCGGTGGAAGCCCGGCACGGAGTGAATGCGCAGGCTGATGCGCTAAGAGGATACGCGGCGGCAACGTTCAGTGGGCGTTATAGCCAGTTCACCGCCATGCCGGATTCAGCACCGGTCACTCCAAATCACGCATGCGGCAGAAGAAAGCAAGGGTCACCACTGGTGATCAAGGCGAAAGCCCCGGCTCCTTGCTCTGCGGGCGTGAAGCCGGCTAGTCCGGCACCTATTCCGCGGCTCTAGCTCAACTGGCAGAGCGCTGTCCTTCCAATTGACATCCTCCCCAGCCTGAAGGCTGGAGATTCCTACGGCGCTCAGGCGTGGCATTGAGCCACCCCAGAGTCGCTTCGGTGGGTTCCTGCTGCTGGCGGCATTACCGCACCGCTCACTTCACAGGCGAACCGGGCGTGCCCCGCCCTTAGAATATTGATCGCGCCGACCACATCGGCGTTTTCCTCGAAACCGCATTCCACGCAGCAGAACTGCGCCTGGGTGCGGCGGTTGTCCGCAGACACATGCCCACAGCTCGGGCAGGTGCGACTGGTGTTTCGCGGTGGCACGGCGATGAGCCAGCCTCCGTTCCACGCCAGCTTGTAGTTTAGTTGGCGGCGGAACTCGAACCAGCCTTGGTCGAGGATGGCTCTGTTCAGCCCGGATTTGGCGCGGACGTTTCTTCCCGATTGCTCGGTCGTGCCTGCCGCCGACTTGCTCATGTTGCGTACCTGCAAGTCCTCGATACACACCATCGCGTGGTTTTGGCTGATCGTGGTCGTGGTCTTGTGCAAGTAGTCGCGGCGGGCATTGCCGATGCGGGAATGGACTTTCTGGACGCGGGTCTTGGCCTTCTTCCAGTTGTTACTGAATTTGGTTTTGCGGCTCATCGACTGTTGCGCCTTGCGCAAGGCGATTTCGTGTCGCTTGAAGCTGTTGAGTGGGGCGTAGAACGTGCCATCCGAAAGTGTGGCGAAGCGGGCTATACCCATGTCTATCCCGACGCTGCTAGTAGCCTGCGGTACGGGCTGCTCGATCTCGCGGGCCGTCTGGATCGACACGAACCATTTGCCGCTGCTCAGGCTGACCGTGACGTTGCGCAACTCTCCCAGCACGTCCCGGCTGTTGCGATAACGCAGCCAGCCGAGTTTTGGCAGAAATATCCGGCTTTTGGCTTGGTCGAGCTTGACCTGCTTCGGGTCTGGGTAACGAAAGCTGTCGGACTGCGCCTTCTTCTTGAAGCGCGGGAAGTCGGCCCGTTTGGCGAAAAAATTGCTGTACGCCCGCTCCAGATCCTTGAGCACCTGTTGCAGAGGATGCGTGGGTGCATCCTTGAGCCAGGCCGTCTCAGGATCATGCCGCCATTCCGTGAGCCGCTTGCACAGCCCAGCATAGCCGAGCTTCTTTTCGCTTTGCTCGTAGCGCTCCTTCTGCAATGCCAACGCCTTGTTGAACACGAACCGGCATGAACCGGCGAAGCGGCGCATCTGGCGCTGCTGTTCGCCGGTCGGCATCAGTTCGTATTTGAAGGCTTGGAGGCGCTGCATGGGAATGCTGTCTATCCGTACAGGTCTGAGTATAGGGCCGCTACGCGTCCCGCGCTATCCTTCCCCGCCCTGAACGGCGGGGCTTGTCGCGCATCGGGTCAGATGTTGCGGGTTCAAGTCCCGCGAGCCGCTCCAAACTCGATTCAATGACGTGTAGCTCAGAGGTAGAGCGGTCGGCTGTTACCCGACTGGTCGATGGTTCGATCCCATCCGCGTCAGCCAATAAGCCGGTATGGCGCAACAGGGAGCGCTGCTGATTTGTAATCAGAGGGTTGCGGGTTCGACTCCTGCTGCCGGCACCACACTACAAGGCCCAGGCAATGACTTGGGCTTTTCTGCATCTGGAGTACGTGAATATGGCCGAGCCGAGTGGTGCGGTAGCAGTCGCCGGCTTGGTCGGTATTGGTGCGTCTGCGTTGATCCCTGGCATTGATGCCAATGCAGTGATCGGGGCTTTTGCTGGGGCTATCTTCTTCGTGGTGTATGCCAAGGACATCTCGGCCTGGGCTCGCCTTGGTTACTTCGCTGCGTCCTGGATCGTTGGCTACTACGTCGCCGGCGAAGCCATCGGGCGGGAGTGGGCAAGAACATCGGGCCTGGTCGCCTTTGGTGGGGCATTGTTCTGCGTCGCAGTGGGCACCAGCTTGCTGGAGTGGGTGCAGGGGGGGAAGACGCCTGGTTGGCTCCGCTTCATAGCGGACCGCTTTGGAGGTCGTAATGGTTGACCCTTGGACTCTGGTGGCCGCGATGATTTGCGGCGCTATCTGCATGCGTCTGGCGACATACCGCCGACAGGGCGCGAGGTATCGCCGCGGGGTGTCCTGGCTCGCCTACCTGCTGTGCGTAGGCAGTGGATGCTTCGCCCTGAGCGTGATGCTCGATGCGCTCCACGGCTACAGGCTGAATCCCGTCTCACCCTGGCTGACCCTGGTGCTAGCGATCCTGCTCGGTCTTGTGTGTCGCGCGCGGGGGAATCTGGCCCACATTCTGAGGGTGTACTGATGGATGCCCCGCTTCTACTGAAGAACACAGGCACGAGCCTGATCTTGTGTGATGCCAACGGGAAGCCGCTCCCTGGCCAGCTTTCCTTGAGCATCAGCAACGATGGTCTCGTTCCAGCTGTCACGGTCACGTTCGCACTCGACAATGAGCGTGTGAGGCTTTGCGGGGAAGGTGTGGAGTTGAAATACCAGCATCGACTCGTCGCCAGTCTACGCGGGAAAGGGCAAATCTGATGACCAAATGCACCTTCTGCAACAAAACGCGCGAATGGGCGAAGAAGTGGGCGCGGGTTGCCGTAGAGCGGGCGGCGTCTGCTATTGCCGTCAAGCCGAAGCAAGCTGGAGTTGATGATGAGCGATAGCCAGAAGTCTCTGTTGGTACTCAGCACCGACTTGGCTCTGTCCCAGGAGAAGGCCGAACAGTTGAGTGAGCGTCTCCAGCCGATAGCGGAGAGCCTTGGTTGCAAGCCTTTAGTCCTGAGTGGCGTTTTTCAGGTCGGCATCCATAGCGATATCCGCCCACTGCTCGGAGACCTGCTCGGCGAGCAGCGCAAGACCAACCAACTGTTGCACCTGCTGATCCAGGCTCTCGCCGAGGATGGTGATGATCCTGAAGCCGCGCCCACCAGCTACCTGAGTGGAGAGCCGATCTGATGTCGGTATTTATGGGATCCGCCAGGGAGACCCAGATAGCTTCTGTCCGGGTGCGCCGCGGCTGGTTTGGCAAGCTGGTTGTTCAGGTTCGCTACAAGATAGAGCGCCCCGAAAGCCCGATTCCTGGCCGGGAACTGATCTACCACGTATGCGGACTCTCCCCATGGCGAGACGCTAACGCAAATGATCTCGCAGAGTCCCTGCTGGTCGCGAAGCTCATCGGGATGTCTGAGGAAGGAAAGCCCACATGAAGAACCGTCCAATTCCTGCTGGCGTCGAGATCAACCCCGGTCGTGCCTGGACCCCCGATGACGTAACCGGATACAGCGAAGAAGTAGAGAGCGCGATAAAGATTCTGGAGCCCCTGCTTCGATCTGGTCTCCTGGCTCTCCATCCTGATGAATGGCAGGGTGGCAAGCTCTCATTCCTCAGGCCAGCACAAGCCAGGCTTCAAGGTTGGACTCCGCCGAATCAGGAACGCTTCAATGCCTGACCTCCCTCATCGCCACACCAAGCCAAAGGCAAAGGGAGTGACCAAGCACGAGGTAGAGGACAAAGCATGGGGGAATGGTCGCGGTGGCAGGCCGTGGCGCCGCAAGCGTGATCGCATCCTCAAGCGGGATGGCTACATGTGCCAGTGTGCAGAGTGCAAGGGGATGAAGAGGGTCGCCACGGAGGTGGACCACATCACCCCACTGAGCCAAGGCGGCACTGATGATGACTCGAACCTGATGGCTATTGCTGGATACCCCTGCCATGCGAGGAAGACGGCAAGGGAGTCGGCAGCATCTAGGAAATAGTCGGGTTCCCTCAGCGCGCGGACGCGACGATTCTGGATATTTACGAATAACGTCAGTGGTTTTCACTGGATTGGTGCGGTTTGACCGAAAAATCGAGTTAAATGAGAAAAAGTCTCATTTATAGGGGTGGGGCGGGTCAAAACCTTAGAACCTTTCGCTAGGACACCGCGCCACCAACTCTTTTCTCATTTCCACAGAATTTAGGTTTCAAGATGGCACGACACAAACAGCCAGATGTCGTCGCCAAGTTCAAAGGCGCCGACAAGAAAAACCCCCAGCGCTACCGGCAGGAGCCGGCAAAGGGCGAGGGGGATGTCGGAGAAGCGCCCATCCATCTGCAAGGCCCTGCTCGTCTCGCATGGAAAGAGTTGTGCGCTCAGTCGATCAAGGGCGTTCTGACGGGATCGGACCGGATCATCCTGGAAGTGACGGCCAACCTGCTCGCTGAATACCGTGCCAACCCGACAGAGTTCGCGGTTGGCAAGTACACCCATCTGATCGGAAACCTGGCCCGGCTTGGACTAACGCCGTCCGACCGCCAGAAGTTCGGCCTGGAAAAGCCGAAGGAGAAGGACGAGTTCGAGGATTTCTGAGATGACCCCCAGCGACATTGCGCGACAGTACGCTAGCGATGTCGTGAGTGGGGGTATCGTCGCGTGCCGGTATGTGAAGTTGGCATGCCAGCGCTTCCTGAATGACCTGGAACGGCAGGGCGATGACGATTGGCCGTACGTTTTCGACGAGGCCAAGGCAGATCGCGCCGTAAAGTTCATGCAGCTCATGCCTCACACCAAAGGCAAATGGAGCGCTTCGAAGTCGAAGTTGGTGTTCGAGCCCTGGCAGGTATTCATCGAGGCCAACATCTTTGGCTGGGTGAAGAAGGACGCTGGCAAGCGCAGGTTCCGCGAGGCCTACGAAGAGGTTCCCAGGAAGAACGGGAAGTCGGCCCGCCTTGCCGCACGAGGCATTTACCTATTCGCCGCAGATGGCGAGTCGGGAGCCGAGGTCTACTCCGGCGCCACCACCGAGAAGCAGGCCTTCGAGGTTTTCCGTCCGGCGTGGATGATGGCGCACAAGCTGGAGAACCTGCGTAACCGATTCGGTATCGAGCTTTCTGGCAACCAGAAGAACCCTGGCCCCATGTTCGTCATGGAGGATATGTCGAAGTTCGAGACGGTTATCGGCAACCCAGGGGACGGTGCGAGTCCCCATGCTGCCCTGGTGGACGAGTACCACGAACACGACACGGATGCCCTGGTTGACACCATGCAGACCGGCATGGGGGCACGAGAACAGCCATTGCTGTCGATCATTACGACGGCAGGATCGAATCTCGGCGGCCCATGTTACGAGAAGCGCAGGGACGTGATCCGCATTCTCGAGGGGCAGACGATCGATGAGACGATCTTCGGGATCATCTACACGATCGACGAGGATGATTCGTGGGATGACCCGGCCAGCCTGATCAAGGCCAATCCTAATTACGGAGTGTCGGTCTTCCCTGACTTCCTCCTAGCCCAGCTCCAGCAGGCCAAGCGTTCGGCGTCGAAGCAGAACGCCTTCCGCACCAAGCACCTGAACCAGTGGGTGGGGGCTAGGACGGTCTGGATGAACATGCTGGCCTGGCAGCGGCAGAAGCGCGACTTCACGATTGCGGACATGGCCGGATGTCGCTGCTGGATGGCTTTGGACCTTGCCAGCAAGAAAGACGTGGCCGCCCTGGTAATGCTGTTCGAGAAAGCTGGTCAGTTCTACTGCATTCCGCGCTTCTACGCTCCAGAGGCCGCCGCTGAGGAAAACGAGAAGTATCAGAACTTCGCGCTTGAGGGTCATCTGACCCTGACGCCAGGGAGCATGACGGACTACGCATTCATCGAGGCAGACATCCTTGATCTGGCAAAACAGATCGACCTGCAAGATGTTGCCTTCGACGACTGGCAGGCCAACTACCTGATTACCCGACTCTCCAACACATCCATCCCGGTCGTGGACTTCAACCAGACAGTGAAGAACATGAGCGACCCGATGAAGGAGGTGGAGGCAAGGGTAATAGCGCGGACGCTCTGGCATGACGGGAACCCAGTCATGACCTGGATGATGGGCAACGTGGCGGCAAAGATCGACGCCAAGGAAAACATCTACCCGCGCAAGGAAAACGACAACGACCCCAACTGCAAGATCGATGGTCCAGTGACCTTGATCATGGCTATGGGGCGCGCCCTGGTTGCCGGAGTTGATGACGGCGACGACTTCATGAACGCCATACGGAATCCCATCATCGCATGAACATCGCAACTGGCCTCTACCTCTTCTTCGGCGTCCTTGGTCTGGCTCTTTTCGTAGCCGGAACCTTTGTGCTGCTGGGGCTCGGCTGGGCGCTCATTTCCGGTGCAGCGTCAGCATTCGCTATCGCGGCGTTCATTCGCAAGGGGCTGACCAGTGAGTAAGAGTCTCGGAAAAGTCCTGAGCAGTGCTACGTCTGCGCCCAGGTCTTCATTGTTCGGTTGGGGGGATAAGACCATCCGCCTGACAGATGGCGCGTTCTGGTCGCAGTTCTTGGGGCGAGAGTCCTCGAGCGGGAAGAAGGTCACTGTCGACAAGGCAATGAAGCTGTCCGCGGTATGGGCTTGCGTTCGCTTGATCTCTACTTCTGTCGCCGGCCTGCCGCTTGGAGTGTACGAGCGGAAAGCGGACGGGAGCAGAGTCGATGCTCGGTCGTTCCCGCTCTACGATGTTGTTCACAACAGCCCCAATGACGACATGACGGCCTTCCAGTTCTGGCAAGCCATGGTCGCATCGATGTTGCTTTGGGGGAACGCATACGCGGAGATTCGTCGTGCTGCCGGTAGGCCTGCTGCGCTGGACTTCCTGCTTCCGTCGAGGGTCGACCTGGAGTGTGATGACAACGGTCGGCTGAAGTACTTCTACACGCCAAAGAAGGGTGCCCGTAGAGAGATCGAGCGCACAAACATGCTGCACATCCCGGCGTTTACGCTAGATGGCAGAGTCGGTCTCTCTGCCATCCGGTATGGCGTCGATGTCTTCGGTTCGGTCATGTCGGCGGAGGATGCCGCCAACGGCACATTCAAGAACGGACTGCTCCCCACGGTCGCATTCAAGGTTGACCGCATTCTCCAGCCTGCGCAGAGGGAGGAGTTCAGGGAATACGTGAAGTCCGTATCTGGCGCGATGAACGCCGGGAGGGCCACTGTACTGGAGCAGGGGATTACTCCTGAGACTATCGGCATCAACCCAGTCGATGCTCAGTTGCTGGAGACGCGAGAGCATGGAGTGATCGAGATTTGCAGATGGTTCGGGGTCCCGCCCTGGATGATTGGCCAGACCGACAAGGGCAGTAACTGGGGGACCGGGCTTGAACAGCAGATGCTCGCGTTCCTGACATTCTCGATCAGTTCGATCACCAATCAGATTCAGCAGTGCGTCAACAAGCGGCTGCTAACTGCGCCCGAGCGGATTCGCTATTACGCCGAGTTCTCACTTGAGGGGTTCCTGAAGGCTGATAGCGCTGGTCGCGCTGCCTGGTACAGCACCATGGCGCAAAACGGATTCATGACCCGCAACGAGGGTCGCCGGAAAGAGAACCTTCCAGAGCTTCCCGGCGGCGACATCCTGACTGTGCAATCCAACCTAGTCCCCCTCGACCAGCTCGGTCAATCCAATGAGAGCCAGGCGGTTCGCGCCGCACTCATGAACTGGCTCAGCCAGCCAGAACCACAGGAGTAACCCATGACTCTGCGAAATCTTCCGGCAGCGCCGGAGGCTCGCCCGCGCTCGGGCGTCCAGTGCGACCTGGCGCCAAAAGCGCTGGATGCATGGCGTCCTGAGCTTCGTGCCGCGGACGGCGATAACCCCGACACCACCATCACCATCTACGAGCCCATCGGTTATGACTGGTGGACCGGCGAGGGCGTAACCGCGAAACGCATTGCCGGTGCGCTGCGCGCCATCGGCGGCGATGTCGATGTGACCGTGAATATCAATAGTCCGGGCGGCGACGTGTTCGAGGGGCTGGCGATTTACAACCTGCTGCGCGAGCACAAGGGCAAGGTCTCGGTGAACATCATCGGATTGGCTGCCTCTGCCGCCTCCTTTATCGCCATGGCAGGGGATGAAATCCGCATTGGCCGCGCCGCCTTCCTGATGATCCACAACGCCTGGCTGATCGCCATGGGCAATCGGAACGACCTGCGTGAGATCGCCGACTGGCTGGAGCCATTCGACATGACGCTGGCTGACATTTACGCGCAGCGCACCGGCATCGATATCGACGACATCGTGAAGCAGATGGACGCCGAGACCTGGATCGGCGGGCGCGAAGCCGTCGACAAGGGGTGGGCAGATGCCTTCCTGGAATCCGACGAGATCTCCAGTGCGCCGAGCAACCGCAGTGAAGCCATCTTGGCCAAGCGCCGGATGGATGCCGCTCTGGCTCGCAGCGGCATGCCGCGAAGCCAGCGCAATGAACTCATCAATGACTTCAAGACCAGCATGCTTGGCGCTGCTGGCGGGGGTGGTGACACCCCGACCGATATGCCTGGCGCTGTCGCTCCTGACCTCTCCGCTGCACTACGGGCAGCACAAGACATCACTAAATTCCTCCAAGGAGAATCGCAATGAGCGACTTCGAGAAACAAATCGGCGAACTGAACACCAGCCTCAAGCAGGTCGGCGATCAGATCAAGGCCCAGGCCGAACAGGTCAACACCCAAATCGCCAACTTCGGCGAGATGAACAAGGAAACCCGAGCCAAGGTCGACGAACTGCTGACCGCTCAGGGCGAACTGCAAGCACGGCTGAGCGCCGCAGAACAAGCCATGCTGGCCAACGAGAAGCGTGACGGCGGCGAGGAAGCACCGAAGACCGCCGGCCAAATGGTCGCAGAGAGCCTGAAAGAGCAGGGTGTAACCAGCTCCCTGCGCGGTTCGCATCGCGTATCCATGCCGCGCTCGGCCATCACCTCCATCGACAGCTCTGGCGGTGCCCTGGTTGCTCCTGATCGTCGCCCCGGTGTCGTTGCCGCTCCGCAGCGTCGACTGACCATCCGCGACCTGGTTGCGCCGGGCACCACTGAATCGAACTCCGTCGAGTACGTTCGCGAGACCGGCTTCGTCAACAATGCCGCTCCTGTTTCGGAAGGCACCCAGAAGCCGTACTCGGACCTGACCTTCGAGCTGGAAAACGCGCCGGTTCGCACCATCGCCCACTTGTTCAAGGCAAGTCGCCAGATCCTGGACGACGCATCGGCCTTGCAGAGCTACATCGATGCGCGCGCTCGTTACGGCCTGATGTTGGTCGAAGAAGGTCAACTGCTCTACGGAAACGGAACCGGTGCCAATCTGCACGGCATCATTCCGCAGGCACAGGCCTACGCTCCGCCGAGCGGCGTAGTGGTGACTGCCGAGCAGCGAATCGACCGCATCCGCCTGGCGATCCTTCAGGCGCAACTGGCCGAGTTCCCGGCCAGCGGTATCGTGCTCAACCCCATCGACTGGGCGCTGATCGAGCTGACCAAGGACGCCGAGAACCGCTACATCATCGGCAGCCCGCAGAACGGCACCACTCCGACCCTCTGGCGTCTGCCGGTGGTGGAAACCCAGGCCATCACTCAGGACGAGTTCTTGACCGGGGCATTCTCGCTCGGCGCCCAGATCTTCGACCGCATGGATATCGAGGTTCTGGTCTCCACCGAGAACGACAAGGACTTCGAGAAAAACATGGTAACCATCCGCGCTGAAGAGCGACTGGCCTTCGCGGTCTATCGGCCTGAGGCGTTTGTCACTGGTTCGCTGACCGCCAGCTGACTGGAAGGGGCCGGTCTCCCGGCCCCTCTTTCTTTGAGGTGATTATGTCTGACGTAATGATCAAGCCGGTTCGTTCCTACCTGGATGGCGGTCGTGTGAGAAAGGCTGGTGGTGATGCATACCTCGCATCCGAGTACCTGGCTCGCCAGTTGGTGGCGCGCGGACTTTGCCAGATTGTGGAATCAGAGATCCCAAAGCCTGTGGCTGGCGAGTCGCTGTCTGCCTCGCAAGTGGCCCCAGCCTCACAGCAGAAGACTGCGAACGAGTCCGAGAGTGGCGGAACTCCTCGCCGCAGAGGGCGGCCATCTGCACGAACACAACGTTCCGACTGACTCCCTGGGCTGATGCGCTGTGGGCAATGGATAAAGTCTGGTGGGAGAGATACGCCGCCGAGGCTAAAGCAAACTTCTGCGGTGAGCTTCTGACACTCAGCGCCAATCCCTTCGGCATCAAAACGGCACGCATTGAGCACTACAGGAACTCAGGCGGCGGCGCAGTTTCTTTGGCCATAGCCAGGGGCGCCAAGCGAATCATCCTTCTCGGCTACGACATGCAGAAAACTGGCGGGATGTCTCACTGGCATGGTGATCACCCCAGAGGGCTGGGTAGTGCAGGGAAGATATCCGAGTGGCCGGTAGAGTTCGAAAACCTGAAGCGCAAGAACCCTGGGATAGAAATCATCAATTGCACACGCGAAACGGCGCTTACCTGTTTCGCGCGTAGACCGCTGGAGGACGCGCTGAATGAGCCTGATCCCGCTTGATACGGCAAAGTCCTTTCTTGATGTGATCCACGATTGGGATGACGCCAAGCTCCAGTTGCTGCTGGATGGAGCGGAGGACGAGGCCTGCCAGTTCATGTGGCGCCAGTCCCTTGATGGCCTTTGCAACTGCGAAGAGAGCAGTGAGGCTGTCAGTAGCGAACCGGGACTTCCGCCTAGCGTGGTCATCGGAGTGCTTCTTTTGCTTCAGGCCAGCTATCAGGCTGCTCCCGATGAAATCGCGACGCTGCGTAAGGCGGCCGAGGTGAAGCTGATGCCGTACCGATGCGGCTTGGGGGTTTGAATGCTGGCCTACCGTATGCGCCATCGCATTCAGTTTCAGCGGCAGGTACAAACACAAGACCCTGATACGGGGGAAATGGTGACGACCTGGGAGACCGTTCTGTTCTCCGGTCGCGCCGACCTTCCCGCCGAGGTTCTGACTGGCCCAGGTCGCGAGCTGATCGCTGCCGATGCTACGCAGGCGGAGACCACTGCCAGGATCAATTGTCGATGGTTCCCCGTTGAGCGGTTGGAACTCTACACCTGGCGTGTCATCTGGGATGGCCGGGTCTACAACATCACCAGCGCAGAGACCGATGTCACCGCTCGGCGTGAATGGCGACTGCGCTGCTCTGATGGATTGACGGACGGACGCTAGGAGGTCACTTGTTCATCCGCGGAATGCTTGGCCTTGGTGACAATATCTACGCCCGCGCGTTCGTGAAGAAGCACCTTGGAGCCTATCTCGAAACGCCGTGGCCCCAGCTCTATGCAGACATCGATGTGAAATGCGTGCGTCCGAGCACGCAGCTCCGCACGCAAGCGAAGAACGTCCAGCGCCCGGCGCAGTGGCATAAGCCATTCGGTGGCGGCCAGCTCCGAATCGCCTACGGCCAGATGCCGATCATCCAGGGCTTGCGCCAAGCGTTCCGGTGCGAGCCCGGTGTGTTTGATCTGCCAGACTTCGGTCCATCACCGGTCGAAGGGCGCTATGTCCTGGTTCGCCCGGCGACGGTTCGTGCTGAGTGGCGTGCAGACACGCGCAACCCACTTCCTGAGTACATCGCAAGCGCTGCCGCAGTGATGCGTCGCAAGGGCTGGAAAGTGGTTTCCGTGGCGGACTTGGAGCCGAGCAAGGAGTGGGCGATCGATCCACTTCCTCCGGCAGACATCCAGTTCCATAAGGGTGAACTGCCGGTTGAGAAATTACTTGCCCTTTTGCAATACGCCGACGCAGTGATTGGCGGCATTGGCTGGATCGTGCCGGCCGCCATCGCCGCAAAGCGGCCGGCCTGGATCATCTGTGGCGGGCAGGGCGGCTACAACTCGCCGGAACACATCACCGACAAATGCATGGACCTGTCCCGCATCACATTCGTGGTTCCCGACAGGTTCTGCCGCTGCACGTTGAAACAGCACAACTGTGACAAAAGGATCGCCGATCATGACGCACGCTTTGCCGCCTGGGCTGACCGACTGCCTGCTCTGGTCTGAAGAACTTGGCATGGGCTTCCACCCGCGCCCGCCGATGGATTATAGCGGGCCGTATTTCGAGAAGTATCAGGTGCTTGACGCTACCCCGATGGGCGCCGCGCTGACCCAGGCCCGTATTGATCTGGTGCGCCGTCACTTTACCGGCCAGGTGGTAGACATCGGTATCGGCGGAGGCCGTTTCGTCACCGAGTCCGGCGCTATGGGTTTCGACGTGAACCCGGAGGCGGTGGACTGGCTGAAGGCGCAGGAGCTCTACTACGACCCGTACCAGCACCACGCAGAAGCCGTGACCTGCTGGGACAGCCTGGAGCACATTCCCGAGCCGGAGAAGCTGCTCGACCACGTTGGCGAGTGGCTGTTCGTGTCGATGCCGATCTACAAGGATCAGACCGACTGCCTGGCCTCCAAACACTACAAGCCGGGCGAACATTGCTGGTATTGGAGCCTCCCTGGCCTGGTTGCCTGGTGCGAGCGACAGGGCTTCGAACTGGTGGAAATGAACGAGGTGGAATCCGACCTCGGCCGAGAAGGCATCACCAGCTTTGCGTTCCGGAGAGTCCATGGCTGACGGCGTTGAGTTCAGCATCACCGGGCTTGAAGGCGTGCTCGAGAAACTCAGAACTCTTGGCCCGCGCCTCCAAAAGAACGGCCTGAGAAAAGCAGCCCGCAGGGCGATGAACATTGTCAGGGATGCCGCACGAGAAAAGGCGCGACTTGTCGATGATCCCGAAACACCAGAGAAAATCTGGAAGAACATCATCACTCAAGAGTCCGCCAAGCAGGGGCGGCGTGAAGGGGGGGTGGTGATGAAGGTTGGAGTGCGCGGCGGCGCTGGTCGAAACCAGTACAGCAAGGATGCAAGCGGAAATCCTGGTGGCGACACCAGGCACTGGCGCTATCTGGAGTTCGGCACCAAGTACTCGCCGGCGAAGCCATTCATGCGGCCTGCTCTGTCTCAAAACATTGAGCCCGTTACTGAAAAATTCATATCCGAGCTTGATGGCGAAATAGACAAGGCTCTAAGGGGGAGGTGATGCATCCGCCAATCTTTAAGGTCTGCTCAAGTAGTCCCGCTGTTACCGCGATTCTCGGTGCGTCCCCGCTGAGGATGTATCAGTTTGGCCTGGCCCCCCAGCTCGTCGTCAAGCCGTACGCAACATGGCAGACCATATCTGGATCGCCGGAGAACTACCTATGGGGGCGCCCTGACGCCGATGGGTTCACCCTCCAGGTGGACATTTTCTCAGCCACCGCTGCGGAAGCCAGAGATGCAGCAAAGGCCATCAGGGATGCAATTGAGCTTTCAGCCTATGTAGTCCGCTGGGGAGGGGAATCTGTTGATCCTGATACCAAGACCTACCGAGTCAGCTTTGACATCGACTGGATAGTCCAGCGATAGACACCTAAACCAATCAGCCCGCCACCGCGCGGGTTTTTATTGCCTGCTACAGGAGAAGACGTTATGTCGATGCTTACCCAAGGAACTCAGGTCTATGCCCTTGTTCCGCCCCGCTCTGGATCTGGTCCTTTTACGGTGATGGAGATCGAGTGCGCAACCTCCTTCAACCCCGGAGGAAACCCGGCGGATCAGATCGAGGACCCGTGCTTGAGCGAGACCTCGCGCAAATACAAGAAGGGCATGCGTACCCCTGGTCAAGCCACTCTCGGACTGAATGCAGATCCGCGGAATGCGAGCCATGTTCGGCTCTTTCAGCTCTCAGAGGATGACAGTGACCAGGATATTGTCTTTGCTGTCGGCTGGTCAGATGGTGTCGGTGTAAGCCCGTCCGCAGACCAAGACAGCAATGGAGACTGGGACTTTGATCTTCCGCCGACGCGTACATGGTTCGTTTTCCGTGGTTACGTCAGCGACTTCCCGTTCGATTTTGCAGCCAACACCCTGGTCGCCACCCAGGCCACGATCCAGCGCTCTGGCGCAGGGCAGTGGATTCCGAAAACCGCGTAAGGAGCAGACATGAAACTAGCCGATCTGGTGGCCGCTGGCGCGGTCCTGGGCGATGGACTGGTGAAGAAAAGCATCACCTGGACGCACACTCCGCCGGGTAAGAAAAAGGCGGTCACGGACACCTTCGATGTATTCATCAAGCGCAGCAGTTTCGGCGCCATGGAACGCCTGTTCGCCCAAGACGACGACAAGAAGAGCCAGAATGCGCGCTACCTGGCCGAGAGCGTAAGACTGGGTGAGGGTGGTGAAGAGGAGATTCCCTACGAAACTGCGTTCAACCTCGACCCTGCGTTGGGCTTCCTGCTCTTGCAGGCTGTCGCGGAGGTCAATGGCACTGCGCCGGGTGACGAAAAAAACTGACGCCCGCCGATGAGGTTTGGCATGAACTCGTGCTGAACGGCATCGGCGGTTGCACCATTCGCGAGGCGAAGGAGCGCATCGACTACGATGAGTACAGGGCGTGGGTTGCCTACCTGAAAAAGCGTGGCTCCCTCAACGGGAGCTATCGCCTGGAGTGGGTGCTGGCTCAGTTAGCCGCGATTCAGGCCAAGGTAGGGGGTGTGAAGTGCGAACCCGACGACTTCCGTCCCCATGTTCGGGGGCCGGTAGAGCCGGTGGGTATCTCGCTCGAGCAAGCCATGGCCGCATGGGTTTGACCTGGCAAGGATGCTGGGTTCCTGTGCTGGCGCTCCGGTTGGCCAGGATGCTGGCTCCGTGCTAGATTCCGAGCGATCACCACCGGGAGGGTTGTTAATGCGTAAGATATTGGTTGCTTCAATAGTTCTAACTGCTGTTTTAAGTGGATGCGCCTCTAGTGGAAAAGAGATTACGCAGGAGCAGGTGGATAGAATTGTGCAGGGACAAACAACTCAGGATCAGTTGATTTCGATTTTTGGCAAGCCCATGGCGGAACAATACAATTCAGATGGGAGCCGTGTACTTACCTGGGGGTATGCCTATGTTGGGTTTATGGGGGCTGGCACCGAAACCCAGGGGCTTTCGGTAATTCTTGGTCCAGATGGAAAGGTTACAGGGTATAGCATGGCAGGTTCCTCTCCATCCCCTGCAAGATTTGGTCGGTAAGCTGTTTTAGTTTCTGATTTAATCGGCAGGTAAGATATGTTTGAGGAAGTTTATAATAATTGGGTTTATATTTTGTTTTTCGGGGTTTGGTTGGCGTCAATCTCTGCGTATCTGGCAGCATCTCGCAGAAGAAGTATAGCCCTATGGTTTGTCTTTGGTTTCTTCGCTCCGATAATCGCCATACCTCTTATATTTATTCTAGGGGAAGATAAGCAAGCATCTGAACGCTCGTCTCGTCAGGCTGCAGTGGATGTCGGTATATCGAATGGTTTTAAGAAATGCCCATATTGCGCGGAAGCCGTCAGAGAGGAGGCTAAGCTATGCCGACATTGTCGGTCTGAGATATGAGATATGGGCATGTCTGTACTGGCATCGGCCAAACTAAAATTGGCCGAAAATCATATTCAATGGGGATGATTATCTGAAGAAGTAGAAAATCCCTATGCAAGCCGCCTTCGGGCGGTTTTTTATTGTCCGGAGAAAAGCTAAATGGCCTCTCGCTCCCTTGGTGTGCTGACGCTCGACCTCATTGCGCGCATTGGGGGATTTCAGCAGAGCATGAATCGCGCCTCCCAAGACACTGCGCGCAGCATGGCGCGGATTGAGCAAAGCACGCAGCGGGCGAGTTCGACAGCAGTTAGCGCTATCAAGTCTATTGGTGTTGCGGCGGCTGCTTATCTGAGCGCCCGAGAGCTTGTTGGATATTCGCAAGCCTGGGTCTCTATTGAGAACCGCATCAAGCAGGTCAGCGAAAGTCAGGCTCAGTTCAGTCAGTCGATGGATGCAGTGTATTCCGTCGCTCAGAATGCGCGGTCATCCTTGGAGGGCACTGCGGAGCTGTACCAGAGGATTGCCGCTTCAACTGGCGACCTCGGGGTAAATCAACAGCAAGTTGTCCAGGTGACCCAGAACATCAGCAAGGCCATGTCGGCCAGTGGTGTTTCCGCTGCCGCTGCGGAAGGTGCGCTGGTGCAACTCGGACAGGCCTTTGCCTCTGGCGTGCTCCGAGGCCAGGAGTTGAACTCGGTACTCGAGCAGGCTCCGGGCTTGGCCCAGGCCGTCGCAAACGGTCTCGGGGTTGCGGTTGGAGACCTTCGAAAGCTTGGCGAACAGGGCAAGCTGACCTCCAAGCAGGTCTTCGAGGCGATTCTGTCTCAAACCCGAGCTATTGATGACCAGTTTGCGCGCGCCCAGACTACCATCGCTGGCGCGTTTCAAGTTCTGGAGAACAGCGCGACCAGGGCGATCGGCAGCCTGGATAGCACTCTCGGGGTGTCCAAGGCTTTTACGGAAGCCATGGTTTCCCTGTCGAAGTCGCTTGACTCTACGAACGTGCAGTCCTTCGTCCAGGTCCTGAATACTGGGCTGTACCTGGCGATCGGACGTACTGCTGGCGCTCTGGTAGGTGCGACGGCTGCCAAGATCGCAGACGTCAAGGTGACCCAGGAGCAGACCTATGCCGCGTCGGTTGCTGCGGCTGGAGAGGTGCGACGCGCCCAGGCGGTGAAGGCTGAGGCCGTTGCCGAGTTAGACAGAGCACGCCAGGCCGTGGCTTCTGCTCGTGCGCAGGTGGCTGCTGACCGGGAGCGACAAGCCTCCGAAATCTCTCGTTTGCGGGCGGTGCAGGCATCGCTTGTGGCTGAGCGCGAACTCGAAGGCCAGCGGCTGAAGGCCCAAATCACAGAGATTGGCCGACAGCAGTCTGTCGCTCGAATGGCCGAGTTACGGCTAGCCGAAACGGCCATCATCAAGCAGCTTCAGGCTGCGGAGGCGCAATTGACGGCCACCACCGTGGCGGGCTCGCAGGCGGTTACTGCAGCCCTTGCTCAGCGAGTGTCTGCAACCGAAGCGCTTTCTGCGGCGAACTTGCAACTTACCGCAGCTCAAACTGCCTCGACGGCCGCAATGGGCCGATGGTTCGCGGCCAGCACAGCTTTGGGGGCAGGGTTAAATGCCCTGAGAACAGCAGGCGCGGGGATTCTCAGGATTGCTGCTGGATGGCCGGGGCTGATCATCTCTCTGGGGATGGTAGCCTTGTCCTTCGTCGACTTCGGGGACAAGGCCGAGAGCAATGCTGGTCGTGCGGCCAATGCTTTCGAAGACGCCTCCACCCGCATCCGCCAGGCAGCTCGGACGATGATTCCGGAGGATCTTTCCGGGCTCAGCTATGACCAGTTGAAGCAGCAGTTGGCGGGCCTTCAGGATCAATTGAAGGATGCTGAGGCGCTTCAAGAGCGGTTCCAGAAGGGCGTTGACGACAATACCGACGTTCCGTTTGGTCCTTCTCTGGACGAGGCAAAGGAGAAAGCAGAGTCCTTGCGCCTTGCCATCCAGAAGACACAGCGAGAACTGGACGGTGCAAGGTTCGCTTCGGATAAGGCTGGCGCGAGCTATCTGGATAATTTGCAGAAGCAGAGTGTTGTCGCTGGCAAGCTGACCGAGGTAGAGAAGCTCCGCGCCCAGATCAGCGCTGGCATCCTGAAGCTAAGTCCTGACGATGAAAATCGCGCCCTGGACTATGCCGCAGCCGTGGACAAGGCGAATGCCTCGACCAAGTCCCAGAAGGACCTGTTGAAGGACTCTGCGAAGGGGCTGAAGCAGGCTGAGGAGCGGTATCTGGACCTCAAGAAGGAGATCGACCCTACCGCGACTGCGACGGATGAGTACAGGAAGAACATCGAGGCCCTCAACACCCTGAAGGACAGGGGAAAGGTCACGAGCCAGGAGTATGCGAAGGGAATCGAGTGGGCGGCCAAGTCGTTCAACTCCGCAGTGGACGCGGCCAATCCGTTCGTGAAGCGGCTCAGAGAGATCAAGTCCGCGATGGACGAGAGCTTGGGCAATCTCAAGCTCGAAGGGCAACGCGAAATCCTCGGGATGGGGATGAGCGATAGCCAGAGGGGGCTGTTCGACAAGCTGAACGAGGAAAATGATCGCTACGCCAAGGCCCGCAGGGATCTTGCCGACCGCTACGCAGACAGATCGGTCGGGATGAGCGACGACGAGTACCAGCAAGAGCTCCAGGCTCAACAGAAGCACCATGAGCAAATGCTGGAGCAGTTGCAGGCAAACTACGATGCTCGACTTGAGGCTCAGGGGGACTGGGTGTCCGGAGCCCGCTCCGCATGGGAAACCTACGTGGAGGATGCACAGAACTACTCGAAGCAGGCCTCTGACTTCGTGTCTGGCGCCCTTGGCGATGCTACCAACGGCTTGGGTGATGCAATCACCGATATCGTCACGCGGACCAAGAGCCTTGGAGATGCGTTCGGTGACATGGCTGCGGACCTGGCTAAGTCGGTCATCAAGGCCCTGGCTGACATGGCCGCCCAGTGGCTGGTCTACCAGGCGGTGCAGTTGGTCGTAGGGAAGACGGCTCAATCGACTGCGGCAATCGGGCTGGTCGCCAATGCTCAGGCAACGGCGTTCCAGGCACAGCTAGCAGCGTTTGCCTCGACGGCTGCTATCCCGATTGTTGGCCCTGGCCTTGCTGCTGGTGCTGCTGCGGCTGCTGCCGCAGCTACCGCGCCAATGGTTGCTGGAGTTTCTTCGGCGGCCTTCGCGGGCATCGCGCACGGCGGCATCGACAACATCCCGAAGGAGAGTACCTGGCTGCTTGATGCTGGTGAGCGGGTGCTCAGCCCGAACCAAAACAGGGATCTGACTGATTTCCTCAGCAGGGCGGGCGGCGCGAGTGCTGGGGCTGGACAGGCGCCGTCGATCACTATCAACGCTCCGGTCACGGTTAATGCCCAGCCGGGCATGAGCCAAGAGGAAGCTCGAATGCAGGGAGAGGCTGCCGGGCTGGCCTTGCGGGAGGAGGTCCGGAGCGTCATTCGGCAAGAGTTGGGGCAGAACGGTCTGCTTTGGAGGCGATAAGTGGCTGAGACCTTTTCTTACTGCACCCGCCTTGGAACTGCCGGCGAGATTGCCCAGCGCACCTGGCAGAACGACTTCGGGGATGGATACGTTCAGTCCGGCGGAACGGGGATCAACACCAGATCCGAGACCTGGGATGGGATGACGATCATCGGGCGCCTGGAGGCTGGTGATGATCTCCTGGGCGCCCGCGCATTTTTGGACCGGCACGAGGGGTATAAGTCGTTCCTATGGACACCCCCTGGCGGCGTACAGGGTCGATACCGGTGCAATGGATACAAACTGAGGCCGTTGGGGGGAGGCCTGTACGAACTGGGCTTCACGTTCGTTCAGGTCTTCTACCCGTAACAACCAACCATGAGCGGCTATGCCGCGGGAGAAAATTATGAGCAGAGAAGCAGGAAAAACCGAAAAGGATGGCAAAGAAAAGAAGCTTCAATATCGCATCCTTTTCGATAAGTCAGGGAGATATATGGCCGGTATTAAGCTTATCTCTCAATAGCTTCTATGAAGTTGTCGATTAGTTGGTTGTAATGCTCTTGGCTTCCGCCTTCGATGCTTACCGATCGAGCATCAAGCAGCCCCTTCTTAAGTGATGCCGCCTCGAATCCTGGAATTTCCTTCACGGCACTGATGAGCTCGATAATCGCATTAGTGTTGGCTGAGGCATGCGTGGCAAAAATGGCTTCAATTGCTGATATACGTTGTTCCAGATTAACGCTCATTTCGACCTCCTAGGTCTTTAACCGCGCCGACATTGGCGCCTCCCGATCCCTGGGCCGGCACGCTCAGGGTCGGGAAACCCTTGCATGAAGGCACGACGCTACTACCCCGGTAGGGTGGTTGCCACTGGCATTTCATCCACGCTGTACAACCTTCCAGCCCGCCCTGTTGCGGGCTTTTTCATATCTGGAGAAAACATGGCCTTCAATGCTGATGTGCAGAAGCTTGAGCCGGGGAACCTGATCCGGCTGTTTGAGGTGGATGCGACGCGCCTTGGCGGAAATCTCTGGCGATTCCATGGTCACGCCCAGGAAGGGGAAATCGTCTGGCAGGGCAATGTGTACGAGCCGATCCAAATCACCGCAAAAGGCTTTGATATCCGCGGCGATGGTCGACCCGCGTCGCCGACCCTCCAACTGGCAAACGAACTCGCCGGCATTCGAGGAGCGATATCGGCCATCTGCCTTCAGTTGCGAGACCTCTGTGGCGCCAGGGTGCGGGTGATCGAGACTTGGCGGCACTATCTGGATGCCGCGAACTTCCCTGATGGCAACCCCGATGCAGCCGACGAGGCTCGAGTGGGCATCTGGTTCATTGAGCAGAAGACCGAGGAAACCCGGGATCAAGTCACATTCGCGCTCAGTAGCCCCATCGACATGGAGGGTCAGATGCTGCCGGCCCAGCAGATCACCAAGCTTTGTAGATGGGCGTGCCGAGGTCAGTACCGTGGAGAGGCTTGTGGTTATACCGGCGCAGCCCTCTTCACGAAGAAAGACGAGCCTACCGACAACCCAGCTCTCGACCGGTGTGGTGGCCGCTGGAGCAGTTGCAAGCTGCGTGGCAATACCAACCGCTTCGGCGGTTCCTTGGGGGCAAGTTTGATCGTTTCGTCGAGGTAAGCATGCGCATCAGTCAAAAGCTGCAGTGTCAGATCCTGGCGCACGCCGAAAGCGTCTACCCGAGCGAGGCGTGTGGCGTATTGCTCAAGACCGACAGCGGCCGAGAATACGTGCCTTGTGGCAACCTGGCGGTCAGTGATCGCGAAAACTTCGTCATGGATCACCGGGACTACGCGGCAGCAGAGGACCGCGGCGAAGTGATTGCCGTCATTCATAGCCATCCGGACAAGGCTCCCACCCCGAGCATGGCTGACAGGGTCAGTTGTGAGCTTCACGGATTGCCGTGGGGCATCATCGGTCTGCCGAGCGGGGAGATGCTTTGGTTCAAGCCCTCCGGTTATCGTGCTCCGTTGCTTGGTCGAGAGTTTTCCCACGGCTTGCTCGACTGTTGGGGCGCCTGCCGGGATTGGTACGAGCGAGAAGCTGGGTTGACGCTGCCGAACTTCGAGCGCAAGGACCTTTGGTGGGAGGTCAAGGACGGATCGAGCCTGTACGAGGACAATTACGAGAGTGCCGGTTTCTATCGCGTTGACGACCTGCGCCGTGGCGACATGCTGGTGTTTCAGGTGCCCACTCCAGGGAGGCCTTGTTATCACCCGAACCATGCCGCGATCTATCTCGGTGCCGATCCTTGTTTACGAAGTGAAGAGGCTCCAGCACTGGGCGGCTCGGGTCCGTTCATCTATCACCACATGGCGGGTCGCGCGGCCACACGTGAAATCTACGGCTGGTCCATGGCCAACAGGGTCCGGCTGATCCTTCGCCACAAGGACTTCCCCCAATGAAGACCGTGCGACTGTATGGCGCGTTGCGCCGTGAATTTGGCCGTGAGTATGTGCTCGATGTATCAGGGCCGCGAGAGGCCACCATTGCCCTGGCCAGCATGGTAGATGGTTTCGAGAAATTCATGCGAACCGCAGAAGAGCGCGGGATGCGGTTCGCGGTTTTCGTAGGGCGGCGAAATCTTCGCGAAGAGGAGCTTGACCTGGCCGGAGCCGGCGAGTCGGTCATCCGCATCGTGCCAGTCATCCAAGGCAGCAAGAGTTCCGGGATTTTTCAGACGGTCCTGGGGGCGGCGTTGGTTGTTGCGGGCTATTTCACGTTCGGTACCACCTCGGCAATAGGCGTTGCAATGATGGCTGGCGGCGCTGGCCTGGCGCTTGGTGGCGTTGCCCAGATGCTGGCCCCGTCAACTCAGGCTTCCGCCGCGAAGAACGAGGATGGGAATAACCCGAGCTATGGATTCGGTGGCGCCATGACCACTATTGCTCAGGGAAACCCATACCCAGTGCTTTACGGCGAGCGAGAGATCGGCGGCGCCGTCGAGTCGGGCGGGGTTTACACGGAAGACCAGCTCTAGCACGACCGCTGCCAGACCCCGCTTCGGCGGGGTTTCTTGTTTCTGGAGATCGAAAATGTCTGTTGTGACCAAAAAGCGCCATCAGCCTTTGCGTGGAAGCAAGGGGGGCAGTTCCAAGCCGAAGCAGCCGCACATCGCCCAGAACGGCGTCGCATCGCTGTCCACTGCTCGGATCCTGTATCTCCTGAGCTGGGGACCGATTGTTGGCCCAGTCAATGGACTCAAGTCGATCAAGCTTGACGGTACTCCGATCCAGGCAGAAGACGGCACGCTGAACTATCCCGACGTGAAGTGGCAGTTTCGACCGGGCGAGTTAAATCAGGAGCGACTGGAAGGTGTAGCGGAGTCTAGCAACGAGATTGCGGTGGGCCAGACCTTGCTCAGCACGCAGCCCTACATCTACACCGTCACGAACGCCACGGCGGATGCGGTACGCGTGCGCCTGTCCTGGCCCAACCTGCAGGCGCAGGATTCGTCCGGGAACATCAATGGGGTGCGTATTGAGTACGCGATCGATGTCGCCACGGATGGCGCTCCTTACCAGACCGTACTCAGCACGTTTGTCGACCGGAAGAACGTTACGACTTACTACCGTTCTCATCGGATCAACCTGCCGGCAGGAGGGCACTGGGCGGTTCGCGTGCGGCGGATCACGCCGGAGGCGAACAGCTCTCTGGTCCAGGACACCATGGTGCTGACTGCGATAGCTGAAGTTGTCGACAGCAACCAGGAGTTTCCGCTCACCGCCGTTGGCTGCGTGGAGTATGACGCCCAACAGTTCGGGGGCGACTTTCCGAAGTTCTCTGCGCTCATGCGCGGGCGGATCGTGCGGGTTCCGATGAACTATGACCCTGAGACTCGGACCTATTTTACCGGCGGCCCCGGTACCACGAATGGCGTTTGGGACGGCACCTTCAAGGAGGCTTATTCCAACAATCCGGCCTGGGTCTTCTATGACCTGGTGTTGAACCCCTATTACGGCCTGGGCGAGCGCATCGACCAGAGCATGGTCAACCGTTGGGCCCTCTATCGCATTGCGCAGTATTGCGACCAGCTGGTGCCGGACGGGAAGGGCGGTCAAGAGCCACGGTTCACTTGCAACCTCTATCTTCAGAAGCAAGAGGAGGCGTATGCCGTTCTTCAGGATCTCGCTGCAATCTTTCATGGGTTGGCGTTCTGGGATGGTAGCCAGATCACTGTCAACGCCGATATGCCGCAGGACCCCGTTTACACCTACACCGCTTCGCAGATTCTGAACGATGGCGTGGTTGCGTACTCGGGAACGCGGACGCGAGACCGCCATTCGCTGGCGATGGTCTCTTGGGACAATCCTGCCAATGCGTTCGAGACAGACAAGGAGCCGGTCTTCGACGAGGATGCGATTGTCGAGCTTGGCGGGATCGTCAGGGAGGTATCGGTCGGGGCTCTTGGCTGCACCAGCCAGGGTCAGGCGCAGCGGGCGGGGCAGTGGGCGCTTATGACTGAGCAGTTGCAGACTCGTGGTGCCGTCTGGAAGGTTGGCCTGGATGGATTCATCCCTCGCCCCGGGCAGGTGGTGGCTCTGGCAGACCCCATGCTTGCCGGTCGTGCGAACGGCGGCAGGATCTCGGCGGTATCAGGGCGAGCGATCACCGTGGACCGAGATGTGGATATCCCGGTCGGCGCGCGACTGCGGGTCAACTTGCCCAGCGGGCGCTCGGAAGCCAGAGCGATTCAAGGCCTGGATGGGCGCGTCATAACGGTGGTGGCTGACTTCAGCGAAGAGCCTTTCCCCGAGAGCGGCTGGGCGATCGACTACGACGACCTGGCCCTGATGCAGTTCTACGTCAAGAACGTGACCAGACCAAGTTGGGAGCAATTCCAGCTTGAGGTTATCCAGCACGAGCCCGGCAAGTTTGATGCGATTGATCACGGGGCGATCATCGACTCTCGACCGATCAGCGTCCTCCCATCCGGCGTGCAAGATCCGCCTGCGCGCGTGTTGATCTCGCAGCACATCGCGTTCGAGCAAGGCCTGGCGGTCACTATCATGACCATCGCCTGGGACGCGGCACCGGGCGCGGTAGCGTACGATGTAGAGTGGCGCTGGGGATCGCGCGAGTGGGTCAAGGTACCGCGTACGGGTGAACTGATGGTCGAGGTCCGCGGGGTATACACCGGCCAATACCTTGCGCGTGTGCGCGCCGTTAACTCCATGAACGTGTCGTCGATCCCGGCGAACTCGGTGTTGACCAACATAACTGGCAAGACCGGCGCGCCGCCGGCGCTGGCGTTCCTGCGTACCACCAGCGGACCGTGGAAGATCGGCCTGGAGTGGGGATTCCCGGCCAGTGGTGCGGCGGACACCGCCTACACCGAGATCCAGCAGTCGGTCACCCCGGGCGGCAGCGAGCAGAACGCAACTGCCCTGGGCTTGTTCGCGTACCCGACCGACACCCACACGCTGACCTCGCTGGCGGCCGGCGCTCGCCTGGCCTTCCGCGGGCGGCTGATCGACCGGACCGGCAACGTCGGCCCATGGTCGGCCTGGGTCGACGGCATCAGCTCGACGGATGCGAGCGAGTACAACGAACTGATCACCAAGGAGTACGTCGAGTCCGCGCTGGGCGAACAGTTCTTCGCCGAAATCGATCAGATGCAGGTCGATATCAGTGGCCTGCAGGACCAGATCGACAATCTGACCGATGTGCTGGCCTACGACCCGACGAAGACCTACGCGAAGAACGATATCGTGCGGGTCGGCAACCGGCTGTATCAAGCGAAGCAGGCGGTGCC